CTCCGGTAAATACACGAGTCGCGCCACTTTCACACTTAGAAGTTTTTCTAGCTTCATCCTTAAGATGCGCTGTCATAATAATATTGAATCGTTTACCACTATAGTAAGTTGCTTCAATAAGCTTCGTTCTATCTGAAATCTCTTTAGATACAACACGTGGGTGCTGCATTTGTCCAATAGGCTCTACATCAGTAACATAATACTTCTTACTCTGATTCCATGGACTACCGGCACTCGTATTAAAATTAACTGCATCAACATATGCAACTCCTGGAGTTCCATTGAGCGTAGTTAAATCGTCATATACTTCTACAACATCTTGGATTACATCTAAACCAATACCTTCAACAATATCTGTTAAAAACGCTGAAGAACATTGTGCCAACAGATAACTATCCAAAGTTGTGACTGTTCGAGTGGCATCCTTAAGACAATTATGCCATGGTAACCAACCCATCATCATTGGGGCACCAAATTTAGTTTGATAACCAAGCTTGGTGAGCTCTTCATTCAATGGTGTTTTAACTACCTTAGACTTGCCACCTGGTCTATGACCTAAGATGGATCCAAAAACTTGAACTCTGCCATCTTGTGTATAGCGCAAAGGAGATTTAAAATGCAACTCATTTGAGAGCATAACTCTAGCGCTCTCAGATTGTAATTCAAAATGTCCATCTGGCAGCGGGCCAATAGGATCAAAGGATGCAATAACCTCCTTGATCAACTTCTGATCAACTGCATGCATGTAGGTTCTGTTATGTTTAGCACCAACATGTATGCCTATTAAAACAGGTCTACTACATTCAGCCACACACAAAGCACCACAATCACCGGGCACTGTTACCTGCTCAGGAAAAATGCCAGTAAACATATCAGTTGTGATGCCTAATGCATCAATATATCCTAAATGTTTTCGTATAGTTTCAATGGGGTGTCTAACTATGTTGCCGGTAGAACCTCTACCAACATAGAAACCACGCATTTGAGGTGTAAACTTATCATCAAGCGGAAAATAATTAATAATATCTTTTTTCATATTCAAAACTGAAAATTTCACAAAAGACAAATCTCTACCCTCCACTTTTCTAACATTATAATCCTGCCAAATGTAATCTTTGACAGTATCCCCCTTAGTATGTGATATAATATCAACTAAAGTACCATCAGCAGGTAGAGTATGTGTGCAAAACATATACACTCTTCCACCTAAGCCAGTTCCCTTAGCAACATGTGCAACACCATCAACCACAAAATGTAGCAAAATCAAATTGCTCTCAACTCTCTTAGTTAATTGTTTTAATGTGGTACACTTGCACTGTTCACTAAGTTCAACGGAGGATAGTGTATAATCATCTTGATACCAAACATTAGGTTTTTCGTCACCTCGAGGTACAGGAGTTGAACCAACACTTCCTTGTACTTGAGCTCCAAATTTGGCTGTAGACTTGGCTAAGCCAACTAAACCAACTAAAATAACGGCACTTGTTGCCACTATAATAGGTGTTTGATAAAATTCATAGGCCTTCTTCCCAAGAGCGCTCCAATACTCCTTAGTAAAAATAGCCTCTACATTAGCCCTAGTTTTCTGTGTCCAATCTCTACAAGTCTGGACATCTTCAAAAAGAGCCCCCACGGAAGGTAAAATTTCTTTTTCTGTGACACCTAATATGGTATCAGCTTGTTGAATAGTTTTACACATTACTGGTAATGTTTTCCGTACTTCCACAAGATCTTTGAGGAGATTAGCT